ACCGGAACGACGTGGCAGCAGGCTGGCTTCGTCTCCGCGGTCCAGCGGCCGACGTTGAACAGGCTGAAGCGCTTCTCGTGGCCGAGGCCGTAGCCGCGCTGGATCCCTCCGCCCCACCACTCGCCGAAGTGCCGGCCCGGCCCGAGCACCAGGCGCAGCTCGTCCTCGTGCTCCTTGACCCAGCGGCCGAAGCCGAAGGCGTCTTCGTTCTTCTCCGTGCCGAGCCAACGGTTGCGCGATCCGGCGAAGACACGCGGCAGGCGTCCGTCGAGGATCAGCGCAGGATCCTCGATGAAGATCTGTCCGTTCGTGCCGTCGATCTTCTCGGTGATGACGGCTTCTCGATCGTATCGAGCGATCGAGGTGAAGGGCGTGAACTCCGGATAGTTCACGGGGTCGCTGGTGTCCATGCCCAGATTATTACGCGCGCTTCAGCATCACCCGAATCAGGTGGTCGTTCGCGGGCACTGCCGCCCAGCGTCGTAGCTTGTCGACCTGGGCCTCGGCGATCGCCGGATGCGTCCCGCCCTCCATCATCGCCAGCTTGAGCGCCATCATGTCGTATTCGATCTGGTCGGCGCGCGCGCGCGCGAGCTCCACCTCGCGGTCGACCATCTGCTGGCCCTGTAGCGTCAGGTACTTGCCGGTGCTGTCGCGCGTCCGGTCGATGGCCTCGGGGATCGCGTCCAGCTCGTCGAGGCGCGTGTCCTCGCCTTCGAAGTCCCACTCGTCCGGATCATCGGGCCCGGCCATGCCGGGAGCCTACGTCCGCGGCCGCTGCTTCACCAGGGCATTGCCGCGGATCTGGCCGTCGTTTCCGGTCATCAGAACCACGCGGACGATCTCTCCCTGCAGCTCCAGCCAATCGGGCGCCGCCTCGACCGACTCGAACGATGGCACCAGGATCGCGATCATCTGGCGAAGCGCGCGGCGCCGATCTCGTACCAGCGCGCGCGCTCCTCGACCGGCAGAGACTCCCAGGCGGCCGTCGCGCGTGCCGCCAGGAAGGTCTTCAGCCACAGGCGCTCGGGCTTCGTCAGGACCAAGAACCAGCGGCGCGTCTGGTCGATGTCCATGTGGTGGTCGCGGCAGGCAAGAATCGTCTTGTCGTCGCCGTTGTTGTAGCGGCCAAAGAGGTGCGCGCACTGGAACGGACCTCCACAGGCCGGCACGCGACCGATCAGCCTCCACTGGATCATCGCCGCCCCCTTCTCGTCCGCGACCTCGAGCTGATAGTGCGTCGCGAAGAATCCCCACACGAAACACATCCGTAGGCTGTGCAGCCAGACCATCCGTCCCCACTCGCGCGGCCGCCGGCTGTGCGCCGTGCCGCCGGCCTTGCGCCGCACGCCCCAGCGCTTCGCGCGCAGGCCGCGCGGCTTCTTCTTCTCGCGCTTCACCGGCTTCGGGCAGGGCGTCACGGCAGCCTCGCGAGGACGGCCAGACATCCCGGGATCGCCGCCAACACGCCACCCAGCAGCATCGCGCCGATCGCGCGGCCCCACCACGGCCGCCCGTCCTCTTCCTCTGGATCGATCGCGTCGAGATAGCCGACGAGCGCCGACGCAAACATCCAGATCATGAACCAGGTCTTCATGTGTCGTAGTCCGCGTCGCGGTCCTCGAATCCCTGCCAGGCGCCCATCCAGCGAACCGTCCGCTTCCCGACGCGGCCGCCTCGGTGCTTGAGCGCGATCAGCTCGCACTCGGAATTGTAGTCGAGCGAGTCGTCCGGCAGCTGCTTCGGCATCCGGTCGCGGTGGATCCCGATCACCAGGTCCGCCTCGTGCTCGATCGCCTTGCTGTCCCGGATGTCGCCGATCCGCGGCGCGCGCTTTTCCTTTGCGGCGTCGTTGTCGAGCTGCGCCGGCGCCACGACCGGCATGCCCAGGTCCTTCGCCAGGTTCTTGAGCGCGCTGGCGACGCTCCATACCTCCTCCTGGCGATTGCTGCTCTTCGTGCGGACGCCGGCGACCTTCTGGATGTGGTCCACGAACGCCATCGCCGGCCCGTCCGGATCGGGAAGCGTCGAGCGCCAGGCCGTCGTCTTCGCGACGATCTTCCCGATCTCGCGATCCTCCTCGATGCGAATCAAATGCGAGAGCTGCGAGACTGTGCTCATCGCGCGGTTGATCGCCTTCCAGTCGACCACGCCCCCGGGCCTCACGTTCCACTTGCCGGTGTCCATCCGCGCCAGGCTGGCCGCGCCCTTGATCAGGATCTCCTCGCGCGGCTGCTCCAGCGAGAAGATGATCGCCGGGATGCCGCGATCGCGCGCGCCGCGAAACGCGACCTGGACGCCCCAGGACGACTTGCCCATCGACGTCAGGCCGCACGGCACCACCAGGTGGCCGCGCCCCATGCCGCCCTCGAGGAGCTCGTCGAGCTTCGTGATCCCGGTCGGGATTTTCTGGACCAGCTCTCCGCGCTCGGCACGCTCCAGGTTCTCGATGATCCGCATACCCAGCTCGTCGACCGTCTCGCTGACGGCCGTGTCGCGCATCGCGACGCCGGCGATCTGCCGCACGGCCCCGTGAATGAACGCCTCGAATTCACCGAAGTCGCCGTGGGCGGTCGACTGGATGTCTGCGCACGCGGCAATCATGCGGCGCAGGATCGCTTTCTCCTGGACGATGCGCGCGTAGTGCGCCGCGTTCTCGGCGGTCGGCACGCCGTTCCAGAGATCCGTCAGGTAGACCGCGCCCTCCGAGATCCGCGCCATGTGGCCGCGGACGCGCAGCTCGTCGGCGACCGCCACCGGGTCGACCGCCCGATCGCGCTTCGCCACCGCGATCATGGCGTCGAAGATCTCCCGGTGCGCCGGCAGGAAGAAGTCGTCCGGCGCCAGCGTCGCGACCATCATGTCGAGCACGGCCGGCTTGATGAAGACCGAGCCGAGCGCCGACTTCTCGGCGTCCAGGTCGTGCGGCGACTTCCGGATCAGGTCGGGGGGCTCATTCATGCCGGTGTCCTTACGCGTCCTCGGGCATCTCACTGCGCTGGAGGCCCTCCACCGAGCGCTTCGACTGCCAGGCGTCCTCCCAGCGGCGCTCGCGCAGGAAACGCTCCAGGGAGGGCACCCAGCGGGCCTCGGAGTTGTAGGGGTGCACTCGTAGCAGCCCGAGCGAAAACTGCGCCGTAATCGCATCACGGAGCGCGTCCTCGCCTCCCAGGTCGGAAGCCACGTCCTGCCAGACCTGGCTGGCGGCCGTCTTGCCGGTCTTGTTCGGATAGGCGTCGTAGACGTCCAGGAAGGGGCCCGTGGCGGCGCCGACGTGCGCCGGGCGGTAGTTGCCGCGGGCCAGCGCCGGCGCCCTCCCTATCTCCGGAGATCCAGACCGGAGGAGCTGCGGGGCGCGGGGGCGGGTTGTGCTCTGCGTCCGTTCTGCTTCTGGCTGTGAATGTATATGTGAATGTGGTTGCTCGGAACGCGTTGAGTGCTCTGTTCGGGGCGGCCGACGTGATTCCGCAGACTTAGGCGAAATATCGGTGTCTGAAACCGGCGATGAGACCCCTCGCGTTTGGGGATCGAAACTGCGGTCGAGTTGAACTCCCTTTGGCTGCGCCGAGCCGTCCCTTTGGCGCCTGGATTCGACGCTCGCGCGGCCGCCGGCGCTGCGCCCGTCCTTCGTCCGGCGGGCCCTCTCCAGCTCCCGGGTGACGCGGTGCTGGACCAGGTCGTCGCCGTCGACCTGAAAGAAATGGGCGATGATTCCCCAGATGCGCATCCACTTCCGTTGCGGGCAGGAGGCGATCTTGGCGAGCTGCAGGGGGTCGTTCGGGATGCGCCCGCCGCGCTTCCACAGCGCCATCAGCAGCAGCAGGTAGGGGCCGTGCTCCTCGTGCCCCAGGTGGCTCGTGTCGGCGAGGTAGTCGCCGATGTAGAGCGGCATGAAAATGTCGACCTTCCGGTCGTTCATTCGGTCCGTCCGATCCTCGATCCTGCCGCGCCCCCGCGTGGGAAGTGATGAGCCGCCCATGGGTGCAGGCGCGCGTCAGGATCCAGAATCGGACGGCTCATCGAGGACGACCGTAAGGGATCGGCCCCGAAGAGATCCACTTCTTTCTCATCCACAGTTTGTCCGCAGGTTACTCACAGGCGCGACGGGCCTGGTCGACCGCTGCGTTGATCTCGGCGGCGCGCGAGTGGCTGCCGCCGTGATCTGGATGGTGCTTCATCAACAGCGCGTCGCGTTTTTGCTCGGCCTCCGCGACGGTGGCGCCGGCGGGCAGCCCCAGGATCTCCCACCACTGTTTGATCTCGCCCATGGCCGGCAGCGCTCGGTAGCCGCTGAAGGCCTGCTCGAGAGACCCGACGCCCCAGCGGACCTGGCCGCGGATCGCCTCGATGTGCTTTGCCAGCGCCGCGAGGTTGTCGGCGACGCGATCCCACTTGTCGCAGGCCAGGACGCGAGGCTCGCCCTTGAGACGGAAGTAAACGGCGACGCCATGGTCGGCCGGCTCGGCGGCATTGGAGTACGGCAGGCCATCGCTGCGCGTCCGAATGTTCGTGGAGAAGACGACGGCGCCGGCGCCCAGGCGACCGAGCTCCTCGAGGAGGCGCGTGCGCGCTTGGGCCAGTGTGAGGGATCCCCGTGCGTACCAGCCGCCGCTCGGATTGTTGGCGTTCGCGACCCACTTGCTGGCGCCGAATTTCGCGCGCTCAGGGTTGCGGCAGCGGGGCCAGCTGATCGGCCAGGACAGCGGAAACGATTCGTCGGGCGCGTTCATGGGAGAGGATCCTTTCGTTAGAGAAAGGGCCCGGACAGCCTGCGCCGGCCGGGCCCTTCGGTGATCAGAACGGAATATCGTCGTCGCTGGGCGGCCGCGCCGGCGGACCCTCTTCGTCGTTCGGCGCGCCGCCCCAGCCGCCACCATTGCTGGTGTCACTGGGCGCCGCCGGCGCCGCGCTGGGCGCTTCCCGGACCGCCTTGATGCCGGCGACCGCGGGCAGCGACTTGAGCCGCGCCTTGAATTGCGCAGAGAACCTGCGCAGCTCCTTGTCCCGGATCGGATCCTCCACCTTGATGCCTGAGGCCGGGTCGTTGATCCACGCGACCTTCGCGCTGACCTTGCCCTTGTACTCGCTGTGCTCGACGACGATCTCGACCTCGTTCTCGGGGCGCTGGTCGCAGAATTGATCCAGGTCGTCGCCGGCGAAGCCGCAGAGGCGCATGCCCTTGAACGTGCGCTCCTCCGTGGCCTCGGTCAGATACCCAAACCAGGAGATGCGCCGGCCCGCCATCGGCCCGCGCAGCACCTCGAATTGTACGATCACGTAGTTGGTGCCCGTCCCGGCCTTCGCCCAGACGCAGGACATCGGCCCCCACTCCGTGTTCTGAACAGCGACGGTCGCCGCGTACTTGCCCACCGGGAAGAGCATCAGGCCTGCTCCTTTTCCGGGCGGCTCTTCAGATTGACGACGAAGCGGCGCAGCGCCATCTCGTCTTTCTTGTCGACCGCCGCCTTGACCGCGGCCGCCACCTTCTTCGTCAGCTCGCCGTCGCCGATGCGATCGGTCTGCTCCTTGATGGCCGCCTGCAGCTTCGGCAGCTGGTCCTCGTAGCTGGCCTCGATGGCCGCCGCGAACGGCGCCCAGGGATCTTCAATCGAGATCTCGACCTCATCCTCGAGCATGAGGCGCGTCTTCGCGTCGAAGGCCGCGTGCCGCATCGTGCGCAGCAGGCGCGTGCCCGTCGACCAGCCCTTGCCCTTGGCGCGCTTGTCCTTCTCGTCCTTCTTGACGCCCTGCTCGTAGGTGATGAAGCCGACGACGTCGGCCCACTCCTTGAGCAGGCCGGCGGCGCGGTCCTGGATCCGCAGCTGCCAGCGGTCGAAGTCCTCGCCCTCCGGGTTCTTGAAGGGGCGGATCTGGGCGTGCGCGTTGATGATGATGTCCATCCCCTTCGCGTCGCGCATGCGGTCGAGGCGTGAGAGCAGCGAGCGCCACTCCTCCATTGCTACGATGTAGCCCTTCCCGTAGCCGTAGTCCTCGATGGAGCTGAAGACGCGGCCGTCGGGGTTTCGGGCCGAGACGACGCTGTCGCGTTTGCACAGGAAGCGCCACATCAGCGATTCGATCTTGTCGGCCGTGTCGAAGGCGGCCGCCTTGTACTCGTGCTGCGAGACGGTCAGGTCCTCGATGCCGTAGAGCAGCTCCTCGTAGCTGCGCGGCTGGTGGCCGCCGGACGGATCGTCCGGCCGAAAGGGGTAGCGTGCGATCGACGCCTGCTCGCTTCCTCCCTCGGCGTCCAGGAAGACAACGTCGGGCGCGGCCGCCGCGAGCGTCGTCTTGCCGACGCCTTCCGGACCGTAGATGACGATCCGGAGTGGCTTCCTGAGTCGGCCCACCCTGATGGCGCCGAGCCGGCTCTGGAATGAAGGCGCCGCGCCATTGGGCGCGGACGCAGGTTTCGGTGCTGCTGCTGGTGCTGCTTGAGTTGCCATGTGGCCCTCCTCTTTCGGGTTGGTGGCTTGTGGTTTTGGGATCGCCGCTCTCGCGGCTGCTTTGGTGATATTACGCGCGCGCCTGGGTCGGCTCGGATGGAAGGTCAAAACGGCAGCTTGTTCCCGCCGCCGACCGCCAGCTCCGGATGGACGTTCGTGTCGCGCTTGAACTTGGCCGGATCGTCGAGCGACTCGACGCCACTGCAGGGTCCGAGAAACTCGCACGTCCGGTTGTAGAGAAAGCAGGCGCCGGGGTTGCGCGGCACGACCCCCGTGTGGGAGCCGCTCCGGATCTGCAGGGCCGTCTCCTCGACGTCGGCGTCGGAGTCCTCCAGCTCCTGCTGCAGTCGAATGATCTCCGCGCGCGCGAAGTAGCTGTCCGGCGACGAGCCAATGGCGGCCGCCAGGCGCTCGCGGTACTCGTCGACCGTCTCGTCGACCTCGCGCTGCTTGGCGTACAGCCGCGACGGCTCGGCCGGCTTGGTCTTCGTCGCCGGCTTGGCCTGCGTGTACTTCCGGAGCTCCACCGGCGTTGCGTGCAGCGGCTTGATCCCCGGGCGGTCGACGACGTCGTACAGGCAGCCGTCCAGGTCGTCGTGTCCCAGCTGCGCCATGCCGCGGTAGTAGATCGAGACCTGCGGATCCATTCGAAGGCGCTGCCAGTAGCTCGAGCCCTCGGACAGATCGACGCCGGTCGTCTTGTGCTCAACGAACCAGGTCCGGCCGGTCGCGCGCTTGCGCAGGATCTTGTCCATCTTGCCGGCGACGCGCAGGCGCTTCCGGCCCGGGATCGTGGCGATGAATTCGACCTCGACGCCCACCACGTCCCATTCGTCCATCACCGGCGCCCAGCGCGCGTCGTAGGCGATCATCATCACCGTCGCCTTGGCCATGGCGAAGTCGTCGACGGCCAGACCAACCTTGGTCGTCGCCATTGCGGCCTCCGCGTTCTGCAGCGCCAGAAGCTGCTCGCCGACCGCGTAGCTGGTCCACCAGGCGTCCAGGCCGGCGTGAAAGACCGTGCCCCAGTCGGCCAGCTCGCGCGGCGCGAGCGATCGGTAGCCCTTGTTGTACTGGTAGTCGTGAAGGCGCTGGCAGGTGTTGAAGACCGCCAGCCGGCTCTTGGTGATGATCTCGATTTCGCTCATGACGTCGATCCTTTCAAGGCCGCGTCCGCGGCCGCCATCTGCGCGCGCACGCGGTCGGCGGCGCGCCTGTCTACGTTGATACGCAGGGCGCCGAGCAGCTTCTCCGCCGCCTCGACGTTGAGGCGCGTCCATTCCTCCGGCGGAGACCAGCCCAGCGCGACGTGCCACTGGACGATGTTGACGGCGCCGCTCGGTTCGAAGTGAGCGCGCATCTCCGTGACCACCTTCTCCCGAGCGTTCTTGCCCTCTGACAAAAGCACGCCGTTTTGTCGATCGGCCTTGGACGGCAACCAGCGTTGCCGCCGACTCACGACGAGCGCCCGGACGTCGTCTCGTGCGACGCCTGATGAATCTTCCTGCGCTCGTTCTCGGTGACGACGGCGGTGGCGTCGAACACCGGAGGCCAACGGTTGGCGAGCGCGATCCACTGCGCGACGCTCATCGGGAAGGGCCCTTCCCCGATCGCCGGGCGTGCCAGGATCGCCAGCTTGATCCGCTCCTGCAGGAGATCGATCGCGCAGGTCCAGTCGACGCCGGCGACGCCGTCGCGCAGCGCAAGCTGGTAGCTTTCCAGGGCGCGCTGGCCCTCGACGACGTGCTTGTCGATCAGGGCCCTAATCTGGTGGCCGGTCACCATGCACACCAACGGCTCGCTTTCGATTCCGAACATGTCGATCCTCCTTATCCCGAAGCAGCGGCCGGGATCCCCGTGCGGCGTGCGACGGCCGCGAACAACACCCACAGATTCGCTCCGACCTTGAGAAAACCCGGCTTGCCGTCGACCGGCTCGAGCTTGCCCGTCTTGGCCCAGGTGTAGACCGCCGAGGCGCTCACCTTGAAGCGTGCGGCCGCGACCGCGGGCGGCCCATAGCCGTCGCGATCCATGTCGCGGACCTTGTCGGCCGCCGGCGCCAGTCCTCGATAGACCCTCTTCTTTTTTCGGCTCATGCAGGCACGTCCTCCTGGTGCTGGATCATTACGCGACGAGCGCGACGCGCCCCGCGGTCGTTCGAGATCGCCTTCTTGAGCCGGCGCACCGTCGCCCAGACGCTCGGCGCCGGCCGACCGAGCACCATCACCACCTCGTCCGGATCGCGCTGGGGCGTCCCGATCCCGAGGAGCATCCCCAGGACCTGGCGGTCCGCCGCGGACATCGCGCGCAGGTAGTCGTCGAAGATTCCCCACAGGCGCGCGCGGGCGGCCGCCGCATCCTGCCGCCGGCGGCGGGCGTCGGGCATCGTATCGCCGTCCAGGATATCGACGGCGCCTTCCTCGGCGCGGCCGCCACAGCCGACGAGCTGCGTGCGGTCGGCCCACTCGCGCCCGCGCTTCTGCGCGACGTGCTCGCTGCAGCTGAGCGCCGAGAGCTGCCGGCCGATCGTGATGCCCGCTTCGCAGACCGCGCCCCGGTAGTAATAGCCTCGGTTTCCCTTCATCGGGAAGCCCGTCTTCTGGTGAGTTTTGAGGACATGCTCGGCAGTATCCTGCTCGATGTCGTCGCCGTCTCCATTGAAGCCCTTCGCGGCGAAGACGCGCCGGATCATGCGCGCGAAGTTGGTGACGTCCTCTCCGGCGATCTGGCGCGGCCGCGCGCGATCGGCGACTATCGACAGGACGACGGCGGGCCTGGCAGGGACCGCTTGGTTGAAGGGGCGGGGGGCTTCGGCTTCCCGCCCCTTTTCTTCGAGGACGATCGCGCGCGCTGTTGCAGGCATTGGCAGGGCCTCCTTGGTTGGCCGGCCAAGACGACAGCCGGCTACCCGGACACTGCCACGTCCTGCAAAAGATGTAAAAGAGATTCAGTGCAGCGACGACAGCGGCACGCGGACCGGCGTCGTCGCCTGGGCGAAGCGCCAGAGGCGCCAGCAGGCCTTGCACAGGCCGGTGCTGGCGCTGATCCACTTGACCAGATCGCCGCAGGCGCAGCACGCGCCCAGCTCGACGCTCGAGAGCGGCCTAGCCGCATCCCAGGTCGGGCCCGAGGCGATCAGGTCGCGCAGGGAGATCAGCCGGACGGCTCCCGGCGTCGGCGCCGCGGGCGGCTCATGATCGGCGCAGTAGCGGCGCGCGTAGCCGTGAGCGTCGCGGGCAGCCAGCTCCTTGCATCCAGGCCGAAGACATCCAGGCTGCGGTAGGTTTCCCATGCCAGGAGAATTACGCGGCCGGATGGTCAACCCATCCGGATCTCGAACATCATTCGGGCGAGGTCGTGGGCCCAGTCGCCGAGATCTCGGGCGTCGGCTTCGACATCCTCGGCCATGGCCCGGCGGCGGTCCGGTGAAGCCTCGTCCCAAGCTCGGCGCACCTCGCGGAGAGAAGCTTCAAGCGAATGAACCGCAGCTTCGAGGGATCCGAAAGCGATTCGCTCTGGGCTGGCAGGTCTGCGAAACGCAAGGTCTGTAGGCGTGGACTCATCGCTGATGTCTCCATCCTTGGGATCGGTGGTCATGCGTCAGTGGCCTTGCAAGGGGGGCGATGTCGGTGCCGCGGCGCGCGCGCAGCCCATCCGTCAGGGCGCTCCGTGGATCGGCGGCGCGTCCGAGATGTGCCACGACATCCGTGCCGCGATCCCATTGATCAGCGACACCAGGGCGGCCGCGACCGCGATGCCGGCGAACCACTTCACGGCGGTGAAGTGAGTCTCCATCTTCTCGAACCGCTTGTCGTTCGCCTCGGCCGTGCCCAGGCGCTGATCGAGACGGTCGACGGCTCCTCGAAGCCGATCGAGCGTGATGAGCAGCTCGATGTCCGACAGCGGCGCGCGCGGAGGAGACGAGCTCGACAGCCCCTGGGACTTCTCCGGCGGCGACATCCCCTCGCATCATCGTCGACAGACGACCGGCCGTCTATACCTTGGGTGGCGCCGGCGGGCCGGGCGGCTGCGCCGGCCCGTTGCCGAGGAAGGCAGCGGCCTGCTTCCAGAGCTGCGGGCCGCTGATGCCGAGGGCCGACAGCGCCACCAGGATGTCGGTCAGGACGCCGGCGACCGAGACGCCTTGGCCGAAGATCTTGATCTCGTAGCCCGGCGGCACGATGCCCTTGTGGAGCAGGTACCCGATCACGAGCATGAGCAGGGCCAAAAGCTTCGTCATCCAAGGCTTGATCGTGTTCGGCGACATGCGGCTATCGTCTCAGGCTAGGACACCGGCCGTCAAGAACCAGCCCTAAAACGTGGTGAAACCCTGCCAACGCGACTTGATGGCCAGCCGGAAGGTGCCGCTGAGCGTCGCGGTGTTCCGCCCACCGATGCCGCTGCTCTGACAGAGCGTGACGCCGACCTTGTCCGTGGCAGCGCCACCGAAGTTGGACAGCGACGTGCGCTTGCACCCAGTGCTGGTCGAATCGAAGGTCAGGTTGATGCCGGTCGATCCATTCACCGACGCACAGACAGAGATCTCGCCGGTGTTGATCGTGTTGGCACCGACCAGGCACGCCTCGATGCGGCCGAACGTCGGCAGCGTCTTGCCCACGGGATACTCGAGCGCGGTGCCCCCGAAAAAACCGGTAGCCGATGTCGCGATGTACTGATCGGCCGAGTTGAGCGCCGCGACGGCGCCCGTCGAAACCTCGACGTAATAATTGAACTCAGCCGTCGGTGTCGTGTTGAGCAGCTCGCCGTTGGAGCCGGGCGGCGTGTAGACGAAGCCGCCGCCGGTCAAGGTTGAGGATCTCACCTCGGCGCCGGCGAGCGTCAGCGTCGCCGTGTCTGCGTTGACGACCATGGCCGGTATCGCCGTGACGCCTCCTTGCCGAGCCTTCAGACTGAAGACGCCGCCAGAAAAAAACCCGGCGACCTCGGCAAAGTTGGTCGCGCCGATCATCGACAGGCCGGTCTTGTCGCGCCAGATGATGGCGCCGTCCTGGGAGATCATCAGCGAATCCGTAAACGTCGAATCCAGCATGATCTCGGCGTCGCTCGCGAAGTCCGTCCCGGCGCCGTTGGCCGCGAGGACGCGGTTGGCCGCGGGCATCACCTCGGTCGACAACAGGCCCGCTCCATTTGTCCTGCTCAGGCCGTTCGTGAGGTTCGTAACCGATACGCCGGCTGTCGCGATGGACATCCGCTCCACGTGGCCGCTCCCCGTCGTGAAGGAAATCTTCCCGCCACCGTAGTTGGATACGATTATCGGAGCCGCCCCGGAGACGAGTTGGACCAGGCCGGCGTTTGCGGCGAGCGCCCCGGTAGACCAATTCGTACCCGTCATGCCGAACGAAAACTGATTCGTGAATGTAGGATCGGTCGCGGTATGGAGGCCGGCGAACGCGGTCGCGTTCGTGCTGTCGTTGTAGACCTGGAGGTCCTGGAGCGAGCCGAACCCCATCGACTGGCCGTTGAACGTCATATTGCCCGAGTCGGTCAGCGCGCCGGCGGTGCCACTACCGAAGGGAACGCGCGTGGATCCGGAGACGAACGTCCCAACGATGCCGCCGGCCGTCTTCGTCATCATGCCGTCGGACAGAGAGCTCAACGCCTGCTCGTTCGTCAATGTCGCATCCGCCGTCTGCGTGATGTACGTGGCGCCGACCGGCGCCGGCGTCGCGCCGTTGCTGGCCGCGGTCAGCCTGCCGAATGAATCGACCGTGAAACTGCCGTAGGTGTAGCTCGTGGGCGTCACCGCGGTGGCGATGAGGTCCAGAGTGATCGCCGTCGTGCCCGCCGAGGAGATACGCCCGGCCGTTCCGGCGACTGTGAGCACGGGCGCCGTGCCGCTCGAGTAGGCGGTCTCCCTCCCCTTCGCGTCGAAGGTGACGGAGCAGTAGGTGCAGCTGCCGGCGCCGCCGCCCACCGTGGCCAAGGTCGTCACGTTGGATCCGGCGGCGGCGTTGATGTCGCCGGTGAGCGCCGCGCGCTGGAGCGCATTGCCGCCGCTAAGGGTCAGCGTCGAGTTGTCGAACTGGAGCGCGATCGTCGGCGTCGCCCCTCCCGTCGAGGTCAACGGCAGCGTCGCGCCCACGCTCGTGACGGTGCCGCCGGCCACGCCGATGATGGTCGACCCGGACCGCTGGAGGATCTGGCCGTTCGAGATCGCACCGATCGTCAGCTTCGTCGGCCCGCTGGTCTCGTGGATCGCGACGACGCTGGGATCGATGGCCTTCCCGCTCAGGTCCCCCGCCCACGAGGCGCTGTAGTCGATGATCCCCATTGCCTCGGTGGCCAGCATGTTCGTGCCGACGCCGAGGGACGACGCCGTGAACAGGTTCGGCCCCACTGAGTATGGGTTCGCGTTCGTGGTGATCGCCGAATTCCAGGAAGCGAAGCTGTCGGTCGCCACCGCCTGGGAGAAGGTGTCGACGCCGACCAGCGGACCGGTGTTGCGCTCGCCTCCGAGCCCCGTGATCAGGGCCGTCGACCTGTGCGTCACCGAAACGCCCGGCGCGGTACCCGTCCAGTCGTAGAGCATCACCTGTAGCTTCTCGAAGCGCGCGTCGTGCGTGACCACCATCTGCGCGCCGCCGAGGGTCATCGGGAGGTTCGAGCCGCCCAGCGTGTAGCCCTCGCTGAAGAACACCTGCGTCGTGGTGCCGTTGCCGGCGTAGAGCCCGCCAGTCGCGCCCCAGCGGCCGAGCAGGTTGGTGCCGCCCGCGGTCGCCGGCGCCATGACGTTCTGGAGGGAGACCGAGTCGATGCCGTGCCCGAAGATGGTCGCGCCCGCCCCCTGCATGATGCATCTGTCCCATACCGACGGACCGCCAGGGGCGGGCACGCCGACGTTGGTCGACCCGAGGACGCGGACCTTCTGGACGTCGTAGAAGACGAAGCCCCCGCTGGAGATCGGCTCGATGATGAGGTCCGCGAAGTCGGGCGGGTCGAGGACCTCGTAGGTGTCGCCGTTCGCGAGCGTGGCCGCGCCGCCGCCGGTGGTCATCGGCATGCTGATCTGGAGCTTGTTCGAACCGAGGTCCTTGTAGCCCCAGAACCACGCCTGCGTGCCGTTCGTCTTGTGCAGCAGGTTGTTCTGCACGAAGCCCGAGATGCCACTGGAGTCCGTGATCTCGAAGTGGTCGTTGGCCGTGACGGACGGCATGCGCGGCGAGGAGATCGTCCGCCCGCTCACGACGGTCGTCGGCGTGCCGATGATCGAGAAGAATGTGAAGCCTGTCGTCGAAACGCCACGGATGATGAGCGGGTCGCTCTGCGGCGTGTCCGACATCAGCGTCACCGTGATGGTTCCCGACACGAGCTGCGCGCCGTAGAGGCGACGGCCCAATTCAGCGAACGACCGCAGCGGGGCGCCGCTGGTCGTGCCGGCGTTCTGGTCGCTGGCGACAGCGCTGCTGTTGGCCGGGTCGACGAACCAGGTCGTCGTGTTCCAGTACATCAGCCAGGGGATCGCGTCTGAGATCCACCGCGCGCCGCCCACGCCCGTGACCGACGCGACGGTGATGTGGTCGACGGTGACCGACGAGGACGCATGGTAGACGAACTCCCTTTGGAGCGACTCGACGTTGACGCGCGACCCGTTCCGGTACCCCGACCCGGCGAGGGCTTCGAGCGCCGCGACGTTCGCGACTGTCGTCGTGCCCATCGACGTGAGGGGAATGCTCGACGTGAAGGACAGCGTCGTGCCGGCGGCGTTCGTCCCGAGGAACTGGCTGCCGCCCGTCGCCGCGATGTCGCCGACGTTCGCGGTGCTGCTGCCCGTGACGCCGATGACGGACACGCCGACGCCCTGCCGGATCTTCGCGTTGGAGACGACGTTGGCCTGGATGGTCGCGGGCACCGACCCTGGTCCGTTGGAGACGACGTCGCCGGTCGTTGCAGTGATCGCGGTGGTCGCCGGGCCGCCCGTGATGTCCGCGTAGGGGATCGTCGCGCTCGACGTGATGGTCCCGTCCTGCGCGCTCGCCTTCAGGTACCCGGCGCCGGGCGTGACGAAGCGTAGGGTGGCGGCGCCGGTCGACCGATCTGGAACAAGCGGCAGTCCGTAGAACTTGAAGCCGCGCATGTCCTGGTCCTGCGTCGCGCCTGTGGTGGCGCCGGCGTCGCGCGCGAGGCCGGCCAGGAGTGCGAGCGCGAGGAGGCCGCGGCGGACGGTCATCGTTGGACCGCCTTCCCGATCGCCGGCGCCGGCGGCGGCCGCGCGGCCTCGAGCTGGCGTACGCGCTGGGCCGCGTCGTGCTCGGCGCGCCTGGCCTCCACGAGCTCGCCGGACGTGCCGTCGAGCGCCGCCGTCACCTCGCCGGTCAGATCGGCGCGCGGCGACGCGTAGGGGAGAGTGCCGGAGATCGGTAGCACCAGCGTCATCCGCCTGGCCGTCGCGATCTTCGCGACCGCCACGGCGATCCGGCCGTTGACCATCTCCGCGGCCACCGAGCGCTGGTGGTCGAGCGCGCGGTAGGCGTTCGCGGTCGCCTCCGCCTTTTCCTTCTTCGCGGCCGCGGTCGTCTCGTCGGCGTGCGCGGCCTCCATCGCGGCGCGCTCTGCCTCCTGTCGTGCCGCCTCGAGCTGGTCGGCGTGGCCGACATCGCGCATCGTCGACCGGGCCTCGGCCGACTCGGAGAAAACGCGATTCGGATCGAAGTATCCGACCGGGCCGCCGTCGCTCCGACTGACCGCGACGGCGACGAGGAGCGCCGCGATCGCGATGCTCATCAGGCCCATGATCATGTTCTTGCTCATGGTTCCGATGGTCGCGCGGATCGCGCGTAATATCTAGATCGATGCCAACGCTGACCAAGGAACAACGCGCCGCTCTCATCCGCCGGACCGACGCCGAGACGATCGACCGGTTCATCAACATGATCCCCGAGCATCTCCGGGAGCACATCGCCAATCCGATCAGCGTCCTCTTCCGAGGACTGATCGAGCACGAGCGCCATCGCTGCGTCGAGGTCCTCAAGATCGGCGCGTCCTACCATCGCAGCCGAGTCAATGACATTGCCGGCGCCGAGATCGCGGCAATCAACCTGGGCCAGCCCGTCGACCACCTGGCCCTCGACCGCGTCGGCCAGGAGGCCTGCGTCGCGGCCCTTACGAAGGCCGCTCAGGCTGTCGGCGCCTCGCCGGGGGCCTGCGCGAAGTGCGGGGGCGCCAAGGCCGTCCCGACGTCCATCGTGATGTCAGGCGGTCAAAGGCCGCTCGTGCCCTGCCCGGTCTGCTCGCCAATGGCCTCCGGAGCGCCCCCGGCGGCCGCCACGGCCTCGGATATCTCCGCCTCGCCCGGCGGGGGGTAGCCGGCGGCGCGGGCCGCGTCAATCGCACGCTGCGCGGCCGCCGGCGTCGGGTAGGCGCGCAGCCTGACCTGGGCGACGCCGTGGCGGCGCTCGGGCCGCGTCAGCTCGTCTGAGGCCGAGCGCCGTAGCCTGATGATGGTGTCGGCCAGGTCGACGGCCATCTCGGCTAGCACGGCC